CTTTATTAAATCTAAAGCAATGAAGAGATTGATTGTGGACCTGTTAAAAGCAATAGCTAAACAAACAGACAATTCAATAGACGATCAGGCAGTTGAGTTTATTGAAGCAAGAATGTTCCCAGGCTCTACTACAAACCTTCAATGATATGAAGAATAATAGCTTCATAAAATTTATATCAACTCCTCTGCCAATGGAGACACAGTTAGCAGTTGAATTAAGATGCAGGGAAGTGATGGGCTGTAATGATGTAGATAAGTTGAAGGCTTTTTGCATAGATATGATGAAAAACCATGCAAGAACCGAAATTGTGTTATCTAACGCAATGATGCGTATGCTAGAGCTTGAAGCAAAATTAGCTGTCCTCCAGACACCACCAATTAAAAATAAATTATTCTACAAATTTCGTTTATTTATAGAAAAGTTAAAACTCATAAGACAGATAAGACAGCACCAAAAAAATCACTCGCAACGAGCGTAGGCTGCCTGTTGCTTGGAAACTATCATCTCAGGGTACTGGATCGTTTCCCATCTATGTCCACATTCATAACATTCTCTTCTACGAATGATTATGAATTTTGAGTTTCTATCAGATCGGACAACCTTCTGATCGCTGTATGTTTTACAGCCTGGGCACTCGACCCAAGTTATTCTCTTCATTTTTTACTTGTTGTAAATTGTTTTTAAATAAGCAGTTTCGATAGCATTTCTTTGTTTTTCATATTCTCTGTTTGGCATATTTTCAAACAGGTATCTATCGGACAAATCGGCTAGTGCTTGGTAATACTGCTTTTCTGTCATTGGAACAATGTTTAGTCTTTCTGCTTTCTTCCGTCAATTCGTCTTTGTACAGATTCTCTCCACATCAACTCGTCTTTGGCTTCAGCAATTTTGTATTCTGAGCTAGTAAATTCACGTTGTAAAGCCTCATACGCTACTTTTCTAACCCAT